ATGCCGTGGGCGAGGGGGTCGATAATTTTTTTTACCCCCCCTACCTGCGATCGCGAAAATGTGGATAACTTGTGGATAACTTTTTTCCGTGCTCTTTGGCGTGGCATCGACGGCATAAAGTCTTTAGATTCAAGGGGTTGAAGCGTTGTTCGGGGTGCGTGCAGCGTGGGAGAATGTGATGCACCTCTTCGCCGGCCAAGCCACACGTGACGCACGCGGGAGAACGCATTAGGTGGCGTCGCCGAAGCGTTCCCCAGCGTCGACCGAGATACGCGGATGGCATCTCAAACGATGGGAGATTCGTTTGGTGTGGGTTGAACACCGGGATTTCTTCGCGCACGGAGAAACTCCTCCACAATGGCGGGTAGGTCGTCAAGTCTGGCGAGAATGAGCCACGGTTTGTAGCTGGAGCGCATCACGACGAGCGGCGTCCGTTTCGTACGCGTCGAGTCGGCGATCGCTTGATCGAGAAACACGTAAGGGTTCAATCTCTCGGTGCGCTTCACCTCCACGTGGAGCGAGCACTCGGCGCACTCGAGATCCGCAAGGCCGGTCTTGCCCGTTCTCTGTGCCGTGCGCGAGCACTCGAGCCCGATACGAGATAGCGCCTCAGCAGCTTCGAGCTCGCCGCGCGCTCCTTTGGTTCTTGATCCTAATCCCATAGGAGCAGTATAGCACACTTATCCACAATATGCCAACATTCGCAATAGGGGGGTATTGTGGGGGGTTGACAAGTGGGTTATGCTCGGCGCGCCTCGGCCCCAGCCGCGGACGACGAGCATATACCCAATTCTTCTCTCGAGCCGTGCCTTACGTGGGGGTGCGGCTCGTTTATTCTGGGCGCTTCTGTGACGGATTCCACAGCTTCGAGGCGTCGCGCGTGGAATCGAACGCGATGTCTGGCCAATTGGTGTGCAGCACGCGCGCCTCTGGCCGGCGAAATGATCTCGTCTCCGCGTTCATCACAATGCAGTCGTCATCGGCATGCCGTAGAAACGTTACATGGGTATCCGTCGCGCGCCCGATCGCGCCCGCGCCCGCGCCCACGTCCATGGTCCCTTTCTCCGTTTGGACGCCTTTCGTCGTGTGGTGGACGACCAACACGGCCGCGTCCGCGGCCAGCGCGATCCGGTCGATCTGGTTGTATATCTGCGTCATGTCGCTGTTCTCATTCTCTCGCATGCCGGCGGGTACCAGCCGGTAGAGCGCGTCCAAACAAATCATTTGATACGTGCGCGCGGGGAGCGATCGAACCGTCTCCTCGATGTCGTGGAGCGTGCCGGCGACGCCGCGTAGCGCGATGATGTCAAGATTCGCGCGACACACCTCCGCACTCACCATCATTTGCTGGGCGACGGCATGTAGGCGGTTCTCGAGCGTTTCTCGGTGGAGTTCCACGTCGACGAGGAGCACGCGCCCCTGTTGGATAAATAAATCGTTTTGCTTCTTTGTGGTGAATCCGTGGCCCGACGCCATCCCCAACACGAGCCGATGGAGTAGCCACGATTTGCCCGTCTTGGGGGCACCGATCCAATTGCAAACCTCCCCACGGCGTAACAAACCGCCGACGATCTCTTCACGCATTGCCGTCGGGAATTCGCCTTTCTCAAACGGCCGAATTTGGAGCACCTGCGGCGCGCTCGAGTCGGCCGCGGCCGACTGGCGATTCGGCCGGCTTGCGGTTGCCATCGCTTTCGCGACGGTATTCGGCACGTAGTCGGCGCGTGCGGCCTTTTCACCGCGCCCCTCCTCGCGCATCTTCGTCCGAAGCGCGGACGCTATGACGTCGGCCGGCAAGCCCCGCTCGGCCATCGCCGACGCCACGCTCCAATCCCCAGCGGACGCGTCATACGCGGGGGGCGCTACGGGCGCCGTACGCGCCATCGTTGGCGCGACCGGCTCGACAGGCTCGCGGCGTAAGCGGGCGGCGCAGAGGGCATCCACGGCCGCTTGGATAGGCACGCACTCGAACCGATCGCGGAAGACCGCGCGACCCGATACGGTGAAATAGCGGCCGCTCGAGTAGATCTCGAGATTCCCCCTCCGATTCGCGCTCCACGACGGTAGCACGGTATCGCGCGCGATCACGTGGATACCCGTACCAGATACGCTCCACTCCGCGTATCCGTCGTGGGTGAGAAGCCACTCCCAAACCCAATCCGCCATGCCATGCGGCGCGCTCGAGTCGGCGACATCATCAAAGTCGACGCCCAACCAGCCGTCGCCGAGCGCGAAACCGATTCCGGCGTCGTCGCCGGCGTCGTCCGCGGCTTTCCAGAAAGGCGACCACGAGCGGGGATCGGTGCTCGAGGCGCGGCCCGAGCCGTCGACTCGGTACGGGACTTTCGTGTATTTGCCGTCGCGAAATTCGGATCGCCAGTGCATCCACCGATCGGCTTCGATCATGTCGCTAGGTAGGTGCTCGATCTCGAATCGGTACGTGGGTTTCGTGCTTCCATGCATGCGCGTTCTCCTCTGTAAAAAGACAACCGCGCCGAGCGGGTGCACTCGGCGCGGTTCTCTGTGGTGTGTCAATTACGCGCGGATATCGAGGATGTTCCAGTATTGGCCTTTCGCGGCCACCTTCGCTTCCACGCTCGAACCGCGGGGGAAATTCGCGATCTTCGCGCGCAAGGCTTCGTTGATCGTGGACGTGCGGACCGTTTGAAGATCGGCGGTGCAGAGTACCAGCGTCGTTTTTTGGTGGCCCGTCTTGGTTTCGTCTTCGTAGACACCCGAGATGGTGAATCTGTGCCAACCGTCGGTAAGCTCGACGGCGGGAAGCGCTTGCCGAGCTGGCGTCGGCGACGCCGGCCGCGTTGACAGCGTGGGTGTGGCTGGCTCGAGCCCCACGAGTAGGCCGGCGAGCCTCACGATTGAGTCGGCGTGCGTGACGATTTGGGCGGCGATTTCAGTTTGTTTCATGAGCTTGAATCCCACAGGATTTCCCACGGAGAATGATGGCGAGGAGCTCGAGCGCGTCGATACGAGCCGCGGCGTCGAGCATTAGATTAGCCGTTTGACGATCGCCGGCGGCCGTACGCGCCGCGGCGTCGCGCAAGCGCTCGGGGATCGGGTGGATCTCGAGCGACCGCTCCGGTTGCGGGAAGTCACTTGCAGCGTAGTGGTGGTCGTGAGCGGATTTCCAAACGTCGGTGCGGCAGTTGTGCCCCTCAGTTGGGTAGGTCATTCTCCCCCCCAGTCGAAACACCCGGTAGCGATACAGAACGCGACGGCGGCGGCGACGATGATCACGCGAGCACCTCGCGAGAGATAGACGAATGGCGCGCGACGAGTTCAATGTGGCTCATCGGGGATTGTGTCAGATATCGAAACCAGCGGAAATTGCCGTCGTGGCTCAGAAGTCGGTTTGCGGCTTCGCGGACGATCGCGCTACGCGAGGAGCGGAGGCGCCGGAGCGCGTCCTGCCGCTCATCTTCGACTCGCGAAATCTTCACGAGCCCGCGGTAGAATTTCCGGCCGTACACATCCGCCTCGAGCATGGCGAGGTTCACGAGTGATGGTGCGTTGTTGGTGATGAAATCTGTGGTGTAATGCTTGAGGGTAGACATGGCGTGGTTCCTTCTGCATCTATAGATGCAATGCGTCATACGTTGACGCAACATCGGCACCCTGTCAAGCGAACATAAATAAATAGCCGCTATGCGGACTTATCCACAGCGAATCCACAGACGCGCGTTTACTCCGGTTTTGAAGCGGATGGCACGGCCGCGTTGAGCGCGGCCCGCCGCGCCGCGCACCCGCACGGCGTGCCCGTGACGCGCTCGAGCGCGCGCGCGCCGGCGGAGATTCCCGTAGCCGTCGTAACGGCGTGGACCACGTCGCCGAGCCCGCGGACGCGGCCCGCGTATCGCGGGCAAACGGCGCACTTCTCCGGGGTTGCGTCGCCCCCAATTTGAGGGTGGCGGCACGCAAGATCGCGAGCCCATTTACAAGTCATGGCGTCGTAAAGCTCCAACCGAAGCTCGAATCACATTCGTACCGCTCAAGACACTCGGTAATCGGGCCACAATAGAACACGTACGTCGGAAAGATTTCGTCGTAACAGGTGCACGAAATATCCACGGGTACTGAAGATTTCGTCGACGTCGAGGAATCCAGCGGCGAGCACGTGACCGTGGTCGTGCAATTGAATAGGGTCGAAACCTCATTTGAAATGTCGGTGTTGTAATCGCAAGCCCACAACGCATCATCGAAACTCGCTTGCGATAAACACCCTTCGGCGTCGACCGTTCCGAGAATGGAGAATCGCGGGAGAACTCGGTAGCAGATTTGGTCGGCGACTGGCGCCGGCACCGGCGACCCAGTGAAACACACGCCGTACGTGGAGTCGTAAGTGAGCGTGTGATCAATCAAGCGATGGCCGGGATACGCGAAGCCGTCGCACGTCGTGGAAGCGGGGCACACCTCCAATTTGGGACGGACGACGCCACCGCAGTCGGTCACGCATGTAATTCGCGCAACCTTTCCCGATGGAAAAGACGCGCACTCCTCACACACGCCAGTCGGTGCGGTTCCGTTGAACGTACCCGTAAAGGAAAGCGTTTCTGTCGCGTATTGCTTCCACGTGCACGGATCAACGGCGCAAGAGTTGTAGGAAGCGCAATTCTCACCATCGGTCGGGCACTCGCACACCCAGTCACACGCGGCGAGCGCGCCGGTCGTGCACTGCGCTTGACTCCCATACATGACGTATTGGTACGTACGAGCGAACGTAAGCGTAAGCTCGGCACAGTCGTAGAAATAGTTTGCGCACGCGTCGCCGCGTCGCGTGAATTGGCCGGTGAGCGTCCATCCGATCGAGTCGTCGACGATGGTTTGGCCGGCCGCGCTGTTGCGCCGCCCTTCAAAGAAATACGAGAACGTAGCCGTGAATACCGTGGGCGAGCACGCCCAGAAATCACAGCACGTCGTCGGGTTGTCACAACAACAAACGCGATGCAAGCTCACTCGCGCTTCCTCGCGAGCTTCGGTTGGGGAAGCATCAAACCCGCGGCGCCAGTGAGCGCGCCGAACGCGAGCGCGCCGAACGGCACGCCACCCGCCGCTTCACCCGCCGCGCTGATACCCATCGAAACCCACTCGTGCACGAATCTGTAGCGATCATTCGCGGCCTCGATCGAAGCCTCGAAACGTTCTGTATTGGTGCGAACGTAAGACACCCAGTCCTCATACACCGCGTCGGCTTGCGCGAGCGTGATTGGCCCCTCGAGGTCGAGCGACTCGAGCACCGGCCGCGGCGCGTCGACACTCACGAATTGCCGCAGATCGCACCCTTGCGCGACGGCGACGAGAACCGCGAGAATCGTTGCGATCATGGCGATTAGTTTCGCTTGTGTAGTCATCTGCCGCGCAACCTTTCGACTTCGTTTTCAAGGTGCCGTACGCGCTCACTGAGCGCCGCGATGGTTTCGCGTAGCCCTGCAATCGTGCCATGTAACCACGCGCTCGCCGTGAGCACTGCGACGAATGGCGCGACGAGTTGAGCGAGTTCGGCGAAAGTCACGATCCCTCCGGGCCGAAATCCATTCTCGCGTAAGTGTGAATAAATACATAAGCCTCAGACGCAGATACCGAGCGTACGGTGATCTTGGAGTAATCGACGACGCCGAGCGACACGCGCCCGCCGCCGACAAATACAAACCCCGCGTCGTCCGTTGCTTGGCCCGCGGTGCAGTGTCCAACGTAGAAGCTTCCGCCCGACGACATCACGATCTCGCGCATCGGATGCACGCCAGCGGGTAACGATGGGAGCGCCGTCCAATTTCCCGTTTTTACGGGTGCCGTGGCGAACGGCCCAAAGAGAAGCGCCATTAGCTCACACCCCGCGGCCCGTCGTCGGTCGCGCTATAGCTAACGATGTACATGTACCCGACTGGCGTGCCGCTTCCCGCGCCGGCAAGTCGTGCGGTCAGCTTCGAGTAGTTCGCGACTCCGAGATCGAATCGCGCCGTCGAGTAGGTGTACGACGCGTCCGCCGTCGCTTGTCCGGCGGTGCACTCGCCGACGTAGAAATCTGCGTTGGCACGCGTCGCCGCGTTGTTTGTGCAAACGATGATGATGCGTCGCATGGGATCGACGCCCGCGGGAAGCGCGGGTAGCGCGATCCAATTTCCGGTCGAAGCGTTTACGGCAGTTGGTGTGTGAAATATGACTCCCATACGATTCCTTTGTTAGCAGTTACCGTCGATAGCGTTGGGCACACAGAAAAGCCAAACGGGTGAGCCGTCCGCGCGTCGGCCCGGATACAGAAGCACGTATCCAATGACGGGCTTCACAGTGAAACCCGCGGGGATATTCGCGACCAACACGCCCGGCCCGACGTTCGTCGCGTCGTTGATTCCCTCGACGACGTTCAGCGCGTCGCCGTAGTACCAAGGCTCGCTCGCGACTTGCGAGAACAAATAGCTCGACGTTGAACCGATCGAAGCTTGCGACCACGTATAGAGCCAGCGGTTGACTTGTCCGGAGATCGCCGTTGAGCCGGTGATCTTTCCTAGCACGAACGGCACGGAGCGCTCGCCGATACGGTCGGCCGATTCGGTGCCGAGCGCGCGCGCGGCCGCGGCATTCTCGCGAATGATATTTTGCGTCGTGCGATTCATGCGGTGGGATAGCTCAGGAACTGGCCTTGTTTCGCGATGTACTCAGTAAGCGCGTCGGTGTAGAACGGCGTGAAGATAGTCGCGAAATTCGCGGTACTGCGCACCTGCGATTTCCACGTGACGGTTTGTGCTTGTCCGTTGGAGTCGATCGCGGCTTTCCCCCATACGTCTGTCTTGGGTACTTGCTCGCAACCCTTCCACGAATCCCAGCGGAAATTAAACGTGACTCGGTAGTACTCGTCGCGCACTGGCGAGATCGAGCCTGACTCGCAATAAACCTGCGAAGCGGTCGACCAGTGGAGAAATGCCGCGCTATTCCATTTCCCGGATATAGAGTCGATCTTGTCATACCAACCAACAAGCGTAATGCCATCCGTGCGGTCGGCGACGTCGCAAATAAACGACACTCGAGCGGTCATTTGACGGACGAGCGTCTGCACCGGACGCGACGCGTAATCGACTTTCGTTCCACCGATGTCCGTCGTCGTGTTGAGATCCGCCGTCGGATTCGTTGACCACGACGGCGAGCGATACATGATCGCGCTACGCGGCGTCGCGTCGAGCTCGACTTCAACGGGTAGCACAAGTTGTCCCGTGAGCGTTGCATGCTCAGCCCACGTGTAGAGCTGGTCGTATCGCGCGGTCACGTCGAAGACTTTCGACTCCGAGCCCGCGACGGGTACCGCATTTACTTGACGGAGCCGCATCATTCCGAGGCGCTCCGTTTTCACTGGCGTCGCGCGAAACGACTCGAGTGGCTTTCCAACCGCGCCAAGAATGACCGCGTTGTCTACCGCACTCGTGACGTCTGCGGCAGTATCCGTAACCACGCGACGAACGACGGTTAACGTCGACGGGTTCGATGGCGAACCGTCGGTGAAATTCTGCGCAATTATGTTGTTGGATGAGATCGTTGGCGGCATTTATCTACTCATCATGTACCGCATGACGTCGGCGCCAAATGGTATTTGGTTGATTAGCGAAATGGAACGTTGCGTATCGGCGAGCGCGTCGCCGGTTGAGAGTTGAGACTGCCCGAGCTTTCCCGCTTCACTGAACGAAGAGCCGGCCGCAAGCGCGCCGATACTTGTGATCATCGCGCCGAGTCCTTCGTTCATAAAGAAACCCGTTGGTGTATCGCGTTGAGTCGCGAGGCCCGCTGTAAATGATTCCACAAGTCCCATTTGACTCGCGGCCGTCACACCCGGCGCGTTGCCGGCGATCGCACGCGCCAGCGCGCTAGATAAACCGCTCTCCTCAATTCGTCGGCGTTGGTCGGTTTGCTCTGCCTCGAGCGCTTGCGCGGCGCGCTTGCGCATCGCGGGTACTTGCGTCTGAGCGGAGAGCACAGTCGAGCCAGCGGCGAGCGCGAGCCCGGCGGCGCCGAGGCCGAGCCCCATGCCTCCCATTGCGCCTAGCATCGAAGCGCCGCCCAGCATTCCCAGTCCTCGGCCGCCGACGCCGAATTGACCGAGCACGCCTTGCGTCCGCATAGATTGTTCACCAAACGCCTTGAGCCGCGCTTGTGACTTCTTCGCCGCTTCTTCAACGGTACGAAGTTGCGCGCGCGCGCGCGCGGTTGCCGCGTCGAGCCCTTTCGTATCGCCGGTGAGCGAGATGTTGATCGGTGCGATCTTTGCCATTAGCGAAGATCCTTTTTGACTTGCTTGTCGATCGCTTTTTCAATCAACGGCGCGACGAGCGGAGAGACGGCCGCGTAGGTTTTGGTAATGAAGAATTTGCCCGGCACCTTTCCGATCACCTTTCGATCGGTCTTCCGAATTCGATCGCCGCGCGTTCCTCTTCGAATGTTCTCCTCTTTCGAATACGCGCCTTTAATGTCGTGTCCAAATTCCACCCAGCGTAGATACCAGTGCGGAGTAATGATCGACCCTTTGACTTGCTTCACGCCGAGCGCGGCCCATTGGATGCGGCCGTTCTTCCATCCCTTTACTTTCGTCACGAGATTGTCTTGGATGTGCACGTTCGCGACGCGCGAGCCTCGGTAGCTTTCCGTGGCGCCGTGGCGCGAGCGCGGCGTGTTCGCCGCGAGCGTGCGCTTCGCGACTTTGAGCCACGCGCGCATGCCGTTACGTAACGACTTCACCGCAGTTTCGTCGGAGAGTACGCGTAGTTTCGCGTTCACGCGGTCGATGTCCGCGTGGTTCAATTCAACTACGAATCCGAAGTTTGCTCGCGACATCGTGGCTAAGTCCTTTGTGTCCGTGCAACGCAAGAAACACGGCGAACGGCGTATCCAATTTCACCTCAATATCGGCTAGCCGCAGGGTTTCGCGGCTAGCACTGGCGAGTCCAAGCCCTCCAAATAGAGCGGCTCAATCAATCGCGCTAGCGCAATGATCTTGGGAGCGCTCAGTACGCGAAGCTCTTCGTGTGACTTCCACAGAGTTTGACCGTCGACGCCGACGACGTGCGTTGCCACATACCACGCGGGCATCCAAACGCCGCGCGATTCCGCGTCTTGCGCCGCGATGAAATGCGCGACGGTCGGACGAAGGACGCGCACAGTGAGCCCGTTCCAGACGACTTCGGCGTCGGTCGCGAGTAGTGCGGAGATTAGACTCATGCCGTGATGTCGACCGTAATAGCGGAGTTTGAGAAGATAAGATTCGCCGTAGCCATGACCACGTTGTTAGGTGCGGTAGTGAGATTCAAATCTACGACAAACGCGTCGCCTTTGATTGACTTGCCGGTCGTCCAAACGACTTCGGCAAGCGTAAGAATCGTTCCCGCAGAGACGCCGGTGATGATCGCGTCATGCGCGGCGTCAAAGAAGAGCTCGAGCGATACGTTGGCTTCGAGAATTCCGCGCGTGTGATTTTTGTAGGTGTCGCCGATCGCGGTCGTATCAATCATGGAGCGCGACATATTGACGGACGCCGTTCCGACGTTTGTAACAGCCGTACCATTGATCTTGAAGGAGGAGAGTGTTGTATTGGTTGGCATTAAACGAGCGCTCCGTAAATCGTGTAGTTAGACGTGCATATCGCCGGATTTTGTTCATCGCCGTCGGCCACAACCGGATCGTCGAGCACTCCGAACCCCGTATTCACCACGGCAAATGTGGAAAGATTGAACGGCATGCCGTCCTCGATTGAATCGGAAAGCGCTTGCGCGGCAATCATCGAATCCGCGATCGAAGCAATAGATACTTCGTACATGGCGAGCGTCTTATTTCCGAGCGCCACGCGCGAGCCCGCGGAGATCGTGACGACGACTGCTGGCAGTGTTTGAGATTGAAGACGAGCACCAACCACGACGCGCGAGCCCGCAGTCGTGGAAGAATTTATGATCGCTTCGACCACTTGGCTCTCAATCATGCGACCTCCGTGCAATCAATAATCGCAAGTCGGTTTCGTTGGTCAAGATTGCGAATTCCGTTGATACGAAGAGTCCGACCGCGAAACGTAAGCCGATCCACAGTCGTTACGGAAAGTCGCGCGATGTTCGGCCAGCGCGTGCGGAGTTCGAAAGTTCCGATCACGTTCGCGCCCTCGGCGTAGAGCTGCTCTCCCGGCGCGCTTTCAAGTCCGGCACATCGAATCGTTCCGACATTCGTATACGTTTGAGTTCGCCGGCCGAGCGCGTCGACAGTAGTAGCGGCGCGTAGTACCGTCGTGACGAATACGGTGCGTCCGCCGGAGATCATCGGAAAGGACCGCGCATTCTGAGATGTTCAAGCATGAACTGTGCGCCGAGCGGAACGGTGGAAAGTGAAATTGGTTGCGCGGATTCGGGGTTGTTGTAGTGCGCGCCGACGATTGAAATGATCACTTGATCCACCGACGGCGGGTACGTCGTGTATCCGGCGACGTAAGTAACCGTAGCGAGCGTTCCCTCTTTCATCTCTGGCGTGTTGAGAAACACGAGCGCCGCGAGTTCATCGGAATCATCCAACCAATAGTCGACGCCCGACGTCATAGTCACCGTCGAGCCCGCGGGGTTGGTGTACGTCACACTCGTGAGCGAAGCGAACGGAACCACGCTAAACACCGAGCGATTGAACGATGTAAGTTTCATCGTGCGCGTCGCGCTCGAAAGCGCGAAACCACAGTAGCGCTCTACGAAATCGGTAACGTGAGTAATCAGCGACGCGATAAGCGTGTCGTCGTCGGTGTAATCAATCCGCATAGCGGATTTGACGTTGGCAGTAGTTACAGCCATAAATCTCGGCGCGCACTTTCGCGCGCGCCGAGACGGGGAAGAGAAATCAACAGGTAATTTGAGCGAACGCGCTTACGTTCATCAGGTGGCAATCGGTGCGCGCGTACGTGTAGAGCGTAACTTGATGGGTGGAAGCCGCGCTGTACGGATCGACGAGCGAAGTCATACCGGTGCGATCGAAGATCTCAAAGTAATTGAAGTCTCCGACGGTCGCGAATACGTTGCCGTTTGTAGCGGTCGAGCTCATATATTGACCGATCGAATACGGAACGCCGTAAAGAAGTCCGGGCGCGCCGCCCACCATCGTTTGGGAATTCGCTGGCGCCTGAGTCCAAATGTATTCCGTCGCGCCGGAAGTCGTCACCGAGTTCTTGAGCTTGCGCGCGACGCGAACAAACGTATCGGATACAAGCCAACGGAAGCGCGGCGAGTTTCGATACTGCGGCTGAACGAGGTGCACGGTGTCGATGAGGTTGTCTGCGGTGATGGTTGTAATAGCAGCACCAGAAAGATCCGTCGTTTGTGACGCAGTAGTGATCATCACCGACGCGCTATCCGATCCGACTCCCGCGATACCTTGCGGCATGCTGGTACCCGTACCGACGGTGTACGCTTCTTCCATCTTCAATCCGAGCGACATACCGATGCGACTCGCGACGTAATCGAGTCCGCTACCGATTCCGCTCGAACCGATGGCATCCTCGATGAACTCCTGCGACATTTGAGTCGCGCAAACGTACTTGTAGGGAATGATCGAAACGGCGGTGCCGAATGTCGGATCGCTCGCGGTGATCGTGCCATTTTCGGCCACGAGCGCGCTCGTGGGGAGTCCGGATTCGATCGTGATGGTGCGCTTTGAATCGATCGACGACACGGGAGCGATCGTGCGCAGCACGTTTACCGCGTACATTTTTTCGATGATACGACGTTCCATGTCGGTCGGAATTCCCGCGCCACTCGAACCGAGAGACAGCGCGCGGATTTCCGCTTGATCGCCGGTTGAAACCGCCTTTAGCCATCGCATCGCGTATTCGGGCGAAGAGAGATCGTGACCGCCAGCGCGCTTCGGCGCTTGCGCGCGGTACTGCGGTTGATTTCGTTCCGCCTCGAGCGCCTTAATTCGATCATTTGCGGCGCGTAGCGCGGCGCGATCTTGCTCCGCCAATTCGATCGCGGTCAAGTCCGCGTCCATGCGCGCGAATTTCTCGCGCTCCTCGCCGTGTCCGCGCGTGTCCACGTGTTGTGAATCGCGGCCGCTCGCGTCGATTCGTGCGAGCTCCTTGCGGTAGGCGTGCGCGAGAGTTCCAAGTTCGTTCAAGTGTTCCATAGTTTCAATCTCCGAATGTGAAGTTCGAGCCGTGCAGCGACGGCCTCGCTAAGTGCCGCGTTGACGCAACGCAGGCTCGATGATGTCAGGTCGTATGCGGGATCTTGCACAAGGCTAATTTCGACGAGTCGCGCGGATTCAATCCGGCGCTCAGTGCGCTTCGCGTTCCACGTATCGCGTTCAACGTAGAAACCGAAACTCATTTCGCCGGTGAGGTCGCCGCGCTCGAGGAGCGCGCGCACGTCGTTACCGAGCGTGGTTTCAGGAAGCGTCGCGGTGTAGTGGAGTCC